CTCTCCTTGCCGCTGTACATGAACCGAACTGTTCCGCCGGCCTCCATCGCGTCTTCTATTGCAGATCTAATGCCGAAGAAGCTCGTATCTGTAATATCAGCGGGCCCGCCAGTGTATAGCTCTGGGTCTATGTCTGGAGTAACCCCGTCAAAGATGTCTGGGTCGCCGTCACCTTCGGTTAGTTTCTGGAAAAGCTCGGCGTTCTCCTCGTCATCGTTGCTGAAACGTGCGTTAAGTGCACCGTCAGTCTCAGCGTCGCCAAGGAAGCTGCGAGCCTCCTCTGGAGTCAGCCTAGGCTTATCAAACGTAACAACAACCTTGCGTTCATCGCCCATTCCAAGAGGAGACCCGTCAAGACTGTCGTACAGACTGTCATTCTCTTCGATGTACCCGCCGGCGTCATTAACACGCTTAACGAGATCTTCGGTGAAGTCCTCTTCAACCATTGGGAACGCAATTTGAACGCCATCGCCCTTAGGCTTAGTGTTCATTGGGCTAAGCGGATCGCTGCCGTCACCTTCGGTCGGAGGCGTGATGTCGTCATCGGTTGGCTTGAAGAAGTCAAGAACCTCTTGGCCGAAGTTATCTCTGATCTCAGCGTCAAAGTCAGTAACTGACGGATCGCTTGAGTCTGCTCTGAACGCGACCTCGACGTCTTCTTCAGCGTCCTCTGGCGCGCGAACAATGGCAGTGACAATGTAGTTGCCAGGGCTTGGCTCCTCAAGAAATACCTCAGCGAGCTCGCCTTCGTACTCTGCGCTTATTGAGCCCTCTCGGTACTCACTCGAGGATACGGGAACCTGGCCTTCTGGGGTCTTGCCTTCTACAATGTCCTCAAGTTCGCCGTAGAAATCTTCTGTATCGTCGTCACCGTAGTAGAACGAGATTTTGTCGAAGTCGGCAACGTCTTCCCAGGACACTCTTTGAGTATCTGGAGAAGAAAGTCTTACTCCGTTCTCGTCGTGAGTGTACGTTACGTCAAAGCCGTCTTCGTCAGACTCAGTTACTACGCCGTAACCGTTCGGGCCCTGGACAATTGTCGCAATTCCTCTCTCGAGTTCGTCTTTTTCGGAAGGTTGGCGATCTACTTTCTTGAGAGTGGTGCCAGGTCTGCCTGTTTCGTCGCCTTTTGACTTGTCGTAGTCGATGACGCGGTCCATGACGTCTGTGATTTGAGAGTCCCTGCTTGGAGTTTCAGCAGCAGGTTTGCCGGAGTCAAGCTCGGGGAAGAACATGCCAGCCTGACCAGGCCTGTAGACCGTGTAGCCCTCATCGCCAGCAGCGTAGTCCCCATAGTACTTGGGCTTTCTTGGCCCACTCTTAGCAACTTCGTAGCCGCGGGACTGTAACTCCGCGATAATGGAACTAGCAGAGTACTCAGACTTATCCGCAAACAGTGAATAGCCTCTGTCAAACGGTCTCTCCGCTCTCTTGCCATGTTTTGCGAGCTCCGCCATGAGCTCTTCGTCTGTCATCTGCTCGAGCTCTTTAGCCTTCTTGTCGTCGCGCTTTGGCCGAGGCTTCACTGGCTTCACTGGGGGGAAGAGATCACGTCTCTCCTCCTCAAGGAACTTTTCTATAGCTTTTCGAGCATCTCTCTCTGCGCGCTCTGCTTCTTTCTTTTCGCGCTCTTCTTCTTTTCTTCTCTCTTCGACAATTCTTGAGGTGTCCATCGGGCTAATCGGGTAGCCATCTGGAAACACGTCTTTTGGAAATACACCTGGCTCATCAGCACGACTGTTTATCCACTTACGCCATTCCTCGTAAGTCATGTCTCGTGGGCCTGCGCCAATTTGATTCTTCCACGCCTCGTACGCCTCGCGGGAGTCGTCAAACATTTTTTCTCCGCTAGGGAAACGCGCCTCAGCAGCGTCTACCTCGCGGGCACCCTCTACAATCCTCTCGAGTTCACCATAGAAATCTTCTTGCTCCTCGGGTCTGAATGAAACTTCTTGGAAGTCCTCAGTGACGTCTCCCCAGGCAACTGTCCGAGTTTCTGGAGAATCAAGTTTGTTCCCGTCCCTGTCGTGCGTGTACAGGATGTCGATGCCGTCGTCATCTATATCGGTGATTAGGCCAGAGCCGTTTGGCTCACTGACAATTGTCGCAATATCATTCTCGATTTCCTCTCGTTCGAGGACATCCTCTCTTATGTAGTCAGATTTGAGAGCTCGATCTATAACGTCTGCAATTTGAGAGTCTCGGGTCGGGAATTCAGTGGCACCCTCTGCGTCAGCAGCCTCCTGTAGAACCTTCTCATATGCCGGCGAGTCATCTTTCGCGGCGCGCTGCACGTCAGCCCACGACTTGCCGTCAGCGACCTTTTCGCCAATGGAGTTGTCTGTGAGATCAGCACGATGGAGACTGTAGTCTCCGGTCTCAAGATTCTTTCGAACGAAGTAGCCGTCATCAGATACGAACTGCTCAAAGCCGGCGTCACCGCTATCTGCTCTCGACCACCCCGTGGGAGCGTCGAGACGACTGATTTCTCCTTCTCGAACGAGCGACTCGCGGCCGCCGGTAACTCTGTCGAGCTCTACCTCCGGGATCTCCTTAAGCGCTTCTCTCGAGATAATCGCCTTCGAAGACACGCCCTTTGACGAAGGGAGCGCGTAGATGCCGCCTGGAAGACTTGGGCTGTCAGTGATCTCGATCTCGATGTCATCGTCGCCAGACGCTCCAACAACACGTCCGGAGACTGAGAAAATGCTGCCATCAAGATCTAAGTTGAAGCTAAAGCCGCCGCCCATGAAGGCGAATCGACCGTAACGATCGCGTCGCTGCATTCTCGCGCGAAGCGAGCGAGCAGCTCTTGAGTTGCCACCGATGCCGAAGCCACCAACAGCAACAATGCTAAGAGGCTCCGGAGCAATAGCGTCGTCGAGGCGCAGGTAAGTTGGCACAGCACCTGACGGCGCGACAGACAGACGGGTGAACGCGTGAACTCTCTCTGACGAGCCGGGGAACGCCGAGTACGCGGCTGAAACAAGCGCGCGATAGCTGTCATCAATGAACGGGTCAGCCGCAAGCCAACGAGCATTCGCGTGACGAAGCGACGCGCTGTTCATCTTATGACTCTTTGTCGACGCCGGATGCGACACTGGAAGCAAATCGCAGTGACGCATCGACTGAGAAGTTTGTGTATTAGAAGTGCAGAGTGAGATAAACTGTGACACCTCGCGAAGAGCGTTGAACACTCTTACTCGAGGGTCGTGCGTCACTGTTCGCGCCAGTGAACGGTTCGCTACAGCAATCGCAGCAGCAACAGCAACTCTGCGCTCCGGAAGAACGCGGCTGTTCGCATCAGCAACAAGCGCAAGAACGTCGGTACGGATCTTTATTCCGTACTGATGAATGAACTTACTCTTTGCAACACTTCTGTTTCTTGTTTTCACGACGTTGCCTCGCCTGTGTAACGTGGTAATAGATCTCGATCTCTGCTGTATCCTAGAAGTGTCACTAAATCCTTAGCACGGTCAAACGGGTTTTCGTCATTAGCGAGCGCGCGCTTCCACGCGGCTCGAACGGATGGAATGAACTCGTAGCCGAAGCCCGAGTACTCGGCCATCGCAACAATTGCTTCCTCTGGAGATGCATACTCGCTCTCATCGAGAATTTCAACAAACAACTCTTCATACACCGGGCGTGTACCTGCGGTAATCGCCGAAGCGTCTTTCTTTGACGACCTCGGATGCGTCGCCGGAAGAAGATCGTTATCTTGGGTGTAGTTTGGGTTTGACGGCTTACCGGAGCGAAGAAGCTTTAGATACGCGTTCACTCTTGCCATCGCCCATTGATCTCGTGTCTTGCCTGGGCGATGAGATGTTGAAAACGCGCCTGCACCGCGGCGGTACACCGCCTTGAGCTGCCCCATCGTCGCCTTACGGCCAGCAGACGCCTTCTTATTGTGCTCCTGCATCTTGTTGCGAAGAGCTTTTTCAGTCTTGTCTGAAAACTTTATTTTCTTAGCGTTCTTTGCCTTTGCTGAACCAGGCTTATTTTTCTTTGAGCCCTTGATTCTCTCACTCGGCTTCGCCGGAACACTGCTACTCTTTGCCATCACTGCGCCTCCGGTGGCTGTGGTGATTCTGGTTCTACGCCCTGCTGAGGCTCCGATGCCTGAGGCGGCGCTCCTTGAAGAAGTTGCTCGAGGCCGGGCGGCATCGGCGCGACACTCTGCGCCTGTTGTGCTGCTTTAGCCGCCTCGAGAGCTTCAGGCGCGAACGCTCCAATCATCGCTTCAGTGAGCTCTGGAGTGATCATGCCTTTCTCGAAGACGAGACGCATCGCGACCTCCTGAGGAGTCGGCGCATCTGAATCACTGAAACCGTGAGTCTTACGCCAGGTGTCAAACGACACCGCCATGCGATCAAAGCCGCTATCAGCGTCTGCCGCGCGGTCATTACGAGTCGCAACGGCGCTTGGGTCAAACCAAACAACGATGCGCTCGACCTCTGTCTTATCGAAGCCGTTTGCAATCAGATAAGGACGAAGATATACAACGGTGAGCGCGTCGGCGATCAAAAGCATCAACGGCTCGATATGCGCCTTGTACAGTGACTCGTCGATCTGAAGAGCGTTCGAGTACTTCACGTTCGCAAGACCGGTGATGATGTCCTTTGGCACATCGAGGCCCTGAAGAATTCTCTCGAGCACACGGTCAGCACGCTGCGCAAGTGCTGGGTCAAATGAACGCTCGAACTTAAACTGCTTAATGCGATCGCCAAGTTCAGCAGGCCCACGAATAATCAGCGGAACAACGGCACTGGCGCTATCCTCGTCTCGGATCGGTGTCGTCATCGCATCGATGAGTTGATCCTCGAATTCGTCACCCATCTCCTCGGGTGTCGCCTCCGGGTACATGTCGGTCGGATCGTCAAACGGGTAGTCGGGGTCCGGAGACGCCGCGACACTAAGCCCGTCCGGAAGATACAACGCACCAGCGTTCAGACGAGAACGAGCGGTCGCACGGAATGTTCTGTTCAGAAGCAGAAGCTCGGCGCAAAGATCAAGAAGACCGCGCAAGCTCGAATCAGCCTCGTCAGAGAATCTGGGGTGCGCGCGCCAAATGCGACCAATAAACGCATTTCCCGGAAGAAGAACAAGACCTTGCTTTTGGTTCATGCTGCCGTTTCCACCAAGAATGTCCCGGCGAGGCGCAATTCCGTAGTTGTTCTTTTGGTCGATCTGTACCTCGTCAACTGAGCGAATGTCCCACGATTCTGGAGTGCCGGAGCCTGGCTTCGCTGGCATCTGAACGAGATAGCACTCGCCGGAGACGCTCAGGTTTAGTGCCGCATCTCGAATCAAACCAGCCTGACCACCGTACGCCGAGTCAAGACGGCTTAGCGCGCGCTCAGCGGCGCGTGCAAGCCTCTCGTCAACACGTGAGCTTGTACGCACCGAGATCGGAGTCTCCGCTGGATTATCAACTGTCGCCGCGTAGATACGAATTCTTGACGCAACGGACGCAACAAGATTGAATGCGTACTTCACCTCGCCGATTGCGTCGTAGTACTCCCACGCCTCGCTCTGCCATGCGCTTGAATGAGCCTGGCGAGTAGCCTTGAACTTCTCGGCCTCGCTTCGATCGTTCAGACGAAGCTGAGTCGCGGCCGCGGTTAGTGTTCTCGGAGTCGAGTACGCCGCGGGTCGAGCAGGTGTGTACCCGGGAGGAAGAGCCGTCACAGGTGACGGAAGAGACGGTGGTGTGTATTG